CTCCTCCTCAAGATACAGGGGTGGGTCGGCGTCCTGGTGTGGCTGATGCAGGCCATCAACCGCGACCTGTCGAAGTGGACCCACGTGGCCGTGGTCCTGGACGACGGCACCCTGTTCGAGGCGCAGCCGGGCGGGGCGGTGATCACTCCCCTCAAGGAGTACGAGATGCGCCCGGGTCGCAAGGTGACCCACTACCAGTACCGCGCGTTCGGCGAGGGATGGTCGAGCTTCAAGTACGAGCTGGAGCCGCTGGCCTCGGTCATGACCGACCACAACCGGCGCGAGATCGTCCGGTACGCCCGCGAGCACGTCGGCACCGGCTACGCCTGGTCGACCTATGTCTACCTCGCGCTGTACCGGTTCGGCGTCCGTCCGCTCTGGCTCAAGCGCCGCATCCAGGACGAGACCCGGGTCATCTGCTCCCAGGCCGCTGACCTGTTCTACGACCTGGCCGACGTCCACCTGTTCGCCGACGGCCGCATGCCGTACGACGTGACCCCCGGTGACCTGGCGCGGCTTGCGCCGTAGGCAACCGGTATGCTAGATTCCGTGGTGCGTCCGGAGCTACCGGCCGCAGAACGGAGCCAGGCAACATGCCGAAGAAGATGTCGATCTGCGTCGAGATGACCGTCGAGGACAGCGCCACCGAGTCCAGCCTGCGGGAGTACGTCGAGAACGCGCTCCCGCAGATGGGTCTCCAGGGCGAGACGTCCGAGGTCGTGTCCGTCGACGCGGTCTACGAACTCATCCAGTTCACCCGGTAGCCAGTCCGCTTGTCCTACTAGCAAGCGGCGTGCTACGGTACGGGGGTGGTGGTCACACCGGCCGCCACCCCCGTTGCTGTACAAACCAAAGGTTGTGAACTCCATGAAGATCTTCGACGTCGGCGTTGTCTTGACCCCCGCCACGGGCGGCCTCGCCCCCGAGAACTCGGGTTACGACGGCGACCCCATCACTCCGGCCTGGGTTACCGAGTACGTCTCCGAGAACGCCTGTGACCTCGTGGTCGGCGTGGAGATGTGGTACAACGTGCGGGCCGTCCGCTCCGGCGACGACATCATCCTGACCGCCAAGATCCGCACGGTCGACGTGATCGAGGGCCAGAACTACGACGGCCAGCAGGTCACCGCCGAGTGGCTCAAGGGGTACATCGAGGGCGCCGAGTGGTACCTGCTGGCGCCCCAGTGCGTCAAGGTCTCGGCCGTCCAGGTGACCCCCAGCCAGCTGCCCGCCGGGCTTGTCCCGTAAGCAAGACACGTGCTACTATCGTGGCACACCCGCTCACCTGGGGAGGAACCAAACGTGAGTAGCTTTTGGATCGATGCGCTGACGCGCAAGTCGGACGACGGCATGGCCCGTAAGCTCTACGACAAGATATTCGAGAACGCGCCCGCCAAGGACGCGGTCGAGTACGTGGAGCTGGTTATCAAGGTTCGGGTTCGCGGCGGCTCCACCGCCGTCGAGGACCCGGTCCGCATCGACAGCCTGGACAAGCTCCCGGTCATCAGCCAGTACGTCCGCCACGCCATGGGGCGTTTCGGGACGATCTCGGTGCTGACGACCTCGGGCAACCACGCCGTCATGCACACCATCCGGACCGGCGAGGTCGTCGACATCGAGGCCGTGACCCGCGTGGTCAGCCTCAGCGTCGAGGACGCCCGCCGGGCCGCCGGGTTCCACCCGCCCCGGCCGGTCATACCGGGCCAGCGCTCGATCGAGCTGGGCGGGGACCCGAACGTGAACCTCTCGGGCTTCCAGCAGCCCGAGACCGACTAACCAAAGAGAGGAAGTACCCCAGTGGGCAAGCTCATTGTAGTTGCCGGAGCACAGTTCGGCAGCGAGGGCAAGGGGGCGGTGGCGGATCACCTCACCCGTCCCGACCGCGAGGCGTTCCCCGTGGCCGTCCGGGTGGCCGGACCGAACGCGGGTCACACCGTCTACGGCGAGTGCCCGCCCGACTGCGGCGAGGGCCCGGATCATGTCTTCAACGGCGTGCAGATCGGCCACCCCTGGCGCCTGCGCACCGTGCCCGTGGTCGCGGTCAACAACCCGAATGCCGTGATCGTCATCGCCGCCGGGTCCGAGATCGACCTGGAGGTCCTGGCGGGCGAGATGTCCGAGCTGGACTCCGCCGGGTACGACGTCACCGGCCGACTCCTCATCGACCCGCAGGCCACCATCCTGGAGCACCGCCACATTGCCGAAGAGCAGGCGGACCGCATCCAGGAGCGACTCGGCTCGACCGCCAAGGGCATCGGAGCCGCGCGCGCCGACCGCATCTGGCGCAAGGCCCGACTCGCCAAGGACGAGCCCTCGGTCTCGGAGTTCATCGCCGACACCGCCGGGGTCATCTACACGGCCCTGGGCCAGGGCAACACGGTCCTGATCGAGGGGACCCAGGGTTACGGCCTCGGGCTCCACGCGGGAATGTACCCCCAGTGCACCTCGTCCGACGCCCGCGCCGTCGACTTCCTCGCCATGGCGGGGGTGTCCCCCTGGCACCCGTCGGTGACCGAGTTCGAGGTGTGGCTGGCCGCCCGCGTCCGTCCCATCCGCGTGGCCGGTAACTCCGGCCCGATGAAGGGCGAGACCTCGTGGGACGCCCTCGGCCTGCCCGAGGAGTACACCACCGTAACCAAGAAGGTGCGCCGGGTCGGCGAGTGGGACGGCGACCTCGTCCGGCGAGCGGTCCAGGCGAACGGCGGCGCCCCTGTGGTCCGGCTGGCCCTCACCATGGTCGACACGATCTACGTCGACCTGGCCGGAATCGACCACTCGGACGACATCGAGGCCGAGATCTACGAGGACCTCAACCGCTGGATCAAGTCGATCGAGGACGAGGTCGGCGCCAAGGTCGAGTTCGTCGGCACCTCCCCCGTCAACGGCTACTGGAGGGTCTGAAGACCATGTCCATCTCGTCGCACGAGTTCACCCCGACGCTGGGTGACCCCGGCCTCTGTGGGGTCGGCACCTGCGGTGCGCCGTGGTTCCACCCGGTCCACAACCCCGCCAACCAGCCGAAGTGGGGCGGCACCCCCCGCACCTTCTCCGGTACCTCCGCCTACACGGAGATCCTCAACGAGGCCATGATCCGGGCCGAGGACGTGAACGCCACCCCCGCCGAGCCCAAGTGCCCGGTCGGCGACTGCCTGCAGACGCTCCCCCACCTGCACCCGCGCCAGGAGGCCGGGCCCGGCGAGCCGGACACCGTCCCCGACGCGATCGACGAGCTGAAGCGGCAGGCCTGCGCCTTCACGGACAAGCTGTCGCGCACCATCAACCCGTCGATCCAGCGGACCAGCCAGGTCCTGCCCGAGTGGGTCGACAACATCCACGTCCTGACGCCCCCGCACCGGTTCGTGATCAAGTCGACGACCTCCATGATGGGCAAGGACATGGAGAACGCCGACTACTGCGATCACTGCGACTGCCTCCCCGACAACACGGAGCGGCACCCGAACTTCCGCCCGCTGCGGTGCGCCTACCACAAGCCCTGCTCCAACCTGTCGTTCGACCGGCCGTCCCAGCTGGCCGAGCACAGCCTCAGGGTTCACGGCCTCGACAACTGGCAGGTGATGGAGTACCTCCAGGACCCGTGGCTGGTCGGCGAGTCCCGTGCCGACTGGAAGGACCGCACCTTCGCCGAGCGCTACGGCACCAAGGGCGCCGACAAGATCGTGACGATCGAGATGAATCCGGACCCGACCGCGCTGGCGAACGCCCTCAAGCAGGCGGGCGAAACGTTCCGGCAGGCGTTCGGGCCGACCCCCGAGGAGCAGGTCGAGGTCCCGGCCGACCCGATCAGCTTCCGCGACTGGTGGGTCGAGTGGGTCGACAACGCGGCCCCCACGATCCAGCGCAAGGCCGCCGAGTACGGCTCGAACAGCCTCGCCGAGATGGGCCGCACCTTCGCCCGTGCCCAGGGTCGCGGCCACATCGAGGACCACGAGGCCCTCGAAATCGGCTGCATGTTCTACGCCAAGGGCAAGATCGAGCGGGTCCTCGACGCGATGCTCCAGGGGACTCTCCCCTCGGCCGACACGTGGGGCGACACGATGATCTACGCCGCCATGGCCTCGTACATCCGCGAATTCCGCCGCTGGCCGTGAGCCCCCGGGTCTGCGGCCCCCGGCTCACCAGGGGCGCGGCTGTCCCGCCGCGCCCCCACTTCTACCGCCCGAGGGGGCTTCCACAATGAGCAACCACCTGGTCTACCTGGCCCACCCGATCGACATGTACCGCCTCGACAACATCGAGCGCCAGTGCCTCAACTGGGTGATCACCGGCCTGCAGGGCTCCGGCCTCCCGGTCTACCACCCGGCCGAGGCGTTCCACATCGGGGGTGCGCCGTCCGACGTCGTCAGCCGTGTCAACACGGCCGCGATGGACGTGTCGACAGGGGCGGTGGCGTTCCTGCCGTCGAAGGCCAAGTCGGTCGGCGTCCCGGCCGAGGTCGAGTACCTCCTCAACCGCGCGAAGCCGGTGCTGCTGGTGACCGACCTGGAGCCGACCTCGTGGGTCGTCGCCGGATGGGCCGCGTCGCCCTGGTGCAAGATCGTCACCAACACCGAGTTCGACCTGAACTCCGGCATCCACTGGCTGAACCGCCAGCTGGACGAGGCCGCGAAGTACCGCACCTCGCTGGAGGTCGAGCCGATCATCTTCGGCAAGGAGGTGGCGGGGGCGAAGCTGCCGACGCGCGGCTACAAGACCGACGCGGGATACGACCTCTACACGGTCGGCAACTACGTGATCGAGCCCAACGAGTTCGTGGACGTCTCCTGTGGGGTCTCCGTGGACCTCCCGGATGGCACCTGGGGCCTGATCACCGGCCGGTCCTCCACGCTGCGGAAGAGGGGCCTTCTCGTGGCTCAGGGCGTGATCGACGAGGAGTACACCGGCCTCCTGTACGCGGGCTGCAAGAACCTCACCAACGAGCCGGTCGAGATCAAGGACGGCGAGCGGGTGGCGCAGCTCATCCTCCACC